TCGTACTCTTCACGAGTTACCGGATTGCCTCGGCGTTCCACAAACATTAGACCACCCACTTAGTATTAACTAATAACGGCTTGCCCCAACCTGAGCCTCGCTCGTCCATACCCACCGCTAAGTAGCGGAAAGCATCTGAACCGTGGCTCGACCAATCGTGCAAAGGCTTGTCGAAAAACACTTGTCTTTTTTCGTCAAACTCTCGCCTATAGTTACGCAAACAATCCAATCCTTGCTTAACCTGTGGCACATTGAAATAACACCTCGGCAGCAGCCTTCTAACGGCTTGTATGCCATCATCTACGCCTAGCCTACCCACTACCGTACAGTCTAGCCCAGCCTCTTGTAGAACCTCTAAACGGCTCTTGCCTGTGCCTAGCTCTCTGACCTGTACATCGTGCGGCAATAACTGAGGCGCTTTGTGCCATCCTCGGTTAGTCAGCTCCCGAACGTACCAATCTAAACCTTGCCCATGATTCTCTATGTAATCCATGAGCCTTACTTCGTTATTAGCCAACTGAGCGACCCAGATAGATGTACTGTCACCCATGCCCAAGTCCCACGCAACAAATGTCTTGCAAAGGTCATCACGCTCTATCTTGTGGTATCTACCATCGGATTCTAAGCCATTCAAGATTTGACCGTAGTAGCTTCCCTCTACGCTTGCTGAGAAACTACATTCAAACTCTTGGTTGTACTTATCCTCGCCCATCTCACGCTTGGCGGCTTCTAGCTCAGACTCAAGTACAAGTTTGGTCTGGCTCGCCTTAAACTCAAGCATCTTCCAGTTAGGCTCTACCTCTGCCCTATCCCGCAAGTCCTTAAAGTGGTTCTGACCTTTAGGTGTGCCGATAAACATTGCCCAGCCTTGGCGATCCGCTAGGGCAGGTCTGACAATCTCATTCCATATCTTAGGGTTTTGATCTGCAATCTCATCTAAGATCACGCCATCAAAATACTGTCCCCGTAAGCTATCGGGGTTATCAGACCCGTACAACTGTATGCGCCTGTCCCAAAAGTCTACACGCATCTCGGCAATGTTAGCCTCTGCGCCTAGTGGTCTTGTGTAGTGCAACAAGTAATCCCACGCCACCCGCTTAGCCTGAGAGTATGTAGGTGCAATATATGCAAACCTCGGACGCTCTCTATCGCACTCGATAGCAGACTTAATTAGCTGATTGATAGCCGATACTGTCTTACCCATCCTACGATGCGCTACAACCACCACAAAGCGGCTGTCATCCATCGCCTTGTGTATCTCTAGCTGCGGCTCTCTGGGTGAGTACGGTATCTCGATTACTTTTGCCATGTAATTACGGCTTGAATCGGCGCACCGTCTTCTCCGCTTACTTGCAATGGCAGCAACTTAGGATAAATGGTTGCCCAAAATGCACGCTCGTTAGCAGGGTCTTCCTGCGCCCATGCTACAAGTCTTTCAGCGCCACCTAGCTTATCAGCGGCAATAGCAATTGCCTCCTTAGCAGATGTTGTTGTGCGGTTTAACGCACCCTTTGGTCTACCTTTGCCCATATTGGGAGGCATACGCTTTTCTGTAACACTACCTATTTTACTGTCCATACGATTCCTAATGGGTCATCGTGTTAAGTGCAATTTAGTAATTTTCTTCGCCTAACAAACCGCCAATTGTCCCAAGTCCGGCAGCAGCTCCACCGATCTGAAACATATTTTTTCCAAACTTCTTTATAAGCTCTTTCTTTTCCTCTGGACTTGCATAAAAGTAAATGTCCTGAAGACCTTGCCTTCTTAGCGACTCAACCACAGTGCTTGGCGTATCAGCAGGAATAATCCCACCCTTAAACTCGTTTAGGTTAACAGCACGTTGTGGCTTAATCTCAAAATACTCTGTTGGCATTGCTTTAACTTTCTGCACAAACAAACCAATGTCTGCCTTTAGTTCTTTAGGCACGTTATCAGCGCCATAAATCCTGTCTAAAACATTTACATTCTTTGTTTGCGCTACTTCTAACAAAGCATCTCTTGCATCGTAACCACTTAAGCCGCTCAACCTGTCAAGCAAACTTTCGTAAGCATTGTTAGCATCTGTCTTAACAATATTAAACTGCTCTGGAGATACTATTTTATCTCGACTAGTTTGTATTTCAGAAAAGCTCTTAAATTTTGGCGTTGCCACAGCTCGCAAGTTACCTAAACCATAATTCCAGTTTTCAGAACCAGCGCCGCCACGCATTTCTTTAACAATGTTTTCTAGGTTTACATCTGCGTATCGCCTGTTGCCAGATGGAGTAAAACCTTTAAACAACTTTTCGCTTATGTTTACGCCTTCAGACGGCAAACTAGATTTAAAGTTTTCCAACCAATCAGCGTACTCATTTTTTCTACTTGACACCCGAGACTGTATCTCAGAATCAAACTTCCACGGCTCTGCAAAATCTTTTTTGTTTGGCAACTCACCAATTTGATCTAAAAACTTAGCTTTAACCAAATCGTTATATTCAAAATCTTTTAAATTGTCAGTTAACCGATAAAAATTCCTGTCACCATCGCTTATCTTTGGTGCAACATCTGCAAACAAGTTTTTAAGATTCTTTTCGCTTTTTATATCAAGCGAATAATTAACAGACGGGAATCTTGCTGTGTAAGCATCCGAGCGAAACACAGGGTTTTTAGCAGATGGTTCTGCCATCTCTTTAGAACCAATTAAAGTAATGTCTCCAAAGTTTTCCAATGGCTGACCCACTTTAGATACCGCCAAAGACGGAACAGGCAATCCACCAAGTTTCTCTGCATACAAGACGTTTTCAGGTCTTAAGTTATGTTGAACAATTAACTCTTCTCCAGACTTAACGCCTGGCACAAACTGTGATTCATTCAATAATGCTGCAACAGGTTTAGCGCCTTTTTTGGCAGCAATAGACCCAATGCCTAGCAACCCACCTGTAAGAGCCGTAGCAGGGTTTATAACGCCTGACAATAGCTCTGTAGTCTCATTCAGCAAACCTTCCTGCTTAGGCGGTAAATAGCCTTTAGCGGTCATCCAATCTGTGCTACCAAACGCTTGTTCAGGCTTGATTAAACCCGATAGCGTAAACGGTAATGCGGCTAGGTCTACGAATCCGGTAGCTAACTGCGGTACTCCACGGGCAACAGATATACCCAAGCTCTTTAGATACTCTAGGTAATCCTTGTCCATATCTCACCATTTAACTTTATTAGCCCAATAAGCTGCGGACATTTTGCCCTTAGCTATGTTGTCAGCGTGCCGAGCTTTGAACGCTTCGTTTCGCTTACTACCGTCAGGACTGCCTGTAGCGCCTTGTTGACCAAAGCGGATAAGTTTTGTGTCCTCGCCTGATTTGGCAAGTACAGCATGGGACTTAGTAGGATGGCTAGGAGTGCGCTTAGGCTTGTTAAAACCTGAGAATGTTTCCTTGCCACGCTTAATCATTTCTTCTTAGCCGTTTTAGCGGCTTTCTTAAAGTCTTTAGCACTAGGTGCTGCCTTGCTACCAACCTTGTTCATCTTCTCGCCCGATCCGGCTGCAATGCGCTTTTGTTTGGCATTGATATTTGCGTAGAGACCTTTCATTCGTCATCTTCCCGTTCGTACTCTACCTTTGCCATTGCAACAGTATTGCGCTGTCTTTCGGTAGGAATTTTAGTAATAGGACCGCCGTAAAGCCATGCCGAACACGTCCGGCTACCTGCACACTTGAACTCAAACAGCTCGCAATAGCCTAAATCGGCTGCGTCTGCAATTGCCTCGTACTCGTCCCCACCTGTGCCTGAACCCATGCCGTTGACAATGCACATCTCCATCTCGGGAGTGACAATAAACGCAGCACAGTTACCGCAACGCATGGACTTAGCCTCGTCCTCTGTCGTGTTCCATTCTTTAGCACGTTCAGCCCAAAACTCGGTATCTTCGTAGTCTGGGTTTGCAGGACCGTAGCCTACATTCTTAAATGCCCAATCCCGATTCTTGAGATTTAGCTTTACGTCTTGAGTGGATGCGGGACATTTCATTAGTACATCCCCGTCTCTTCTTTCTTTAGCTGCTTCTTGTAGCCGTACTTGCCGGACTTCTTGTCCTCAGCCATGTACTCCTTAGCTACCTTTGCAGGGATACCTACTTTCTTAGCGAACTTAGGTGAGTTGGCTGCGGCACGCATAAACTGCGCTTGGGCTTTCGATACGCTTGGCATTATTCCTTTTCCTCTATCGCTTCAGCCATGTACAGGCTGTCGTAAATCTTGCGGGTTGATCCCCAAAACTGTTTGGCAAAGATGTGTCCCTCTCCCTTGTATTCCTGACCCGTAAAGTGCCGTGGGATAAAGTAGTGGGATGGGTAGATGGTTAGCCCGTATTGGAAACGCTGCCAAATGTCCGTAAGCCTTTGCGGTCCGACTGTCTGCCAAGCAGGTCTGTCTGTGACTGTTTGCTCGGCGTGGATGTCTTCGATAATTTGTCCAATGAAAGGACTGCTCTTTTGCGCTGCAAGGTAGCCAGCCGCCAATAGTCCAGGGCGTGCATGTTCATTCTCCCAACAAGTGAACTCGTTAGCTTGCAACATCCAATCCGGTATGGGCTTGACGCAGATACTATCCGCATCCACCGCAAACCCGCCATGCTCGTACAGTATCTCGTACCTCATAAGGTCAGCTACACCGTTTAGCTCTACCTTCCACATATCCTGTAGGTGCTTGGCATTGCGCCACGAGGTCTTTACTAAATCCTCGTTGCCCCAAACTTTAATATCCCAATCAGGATTGTGATTGCGCCAAGTATCAATACAATTATCAGGTCGTTTAGATTCATCGCCTACCCAAACTATATGTAGTTTCTTAGGTATCACCATACACCTTGTCGTTTCATGTCCCGTATTTCCTCCGATTTAGCCCTTGCGTTAACTGTAGCAAGCGAGCCAG